ATTACAGTTAATCAAAGTCATGCCTAATACTACTAAGGGTGACCTAGCAGAAACCTTTATTATTGAATACAGCAAAGAGTTAGGATTTGATGTAGCAGATAAAGTTAGCCGTCTTGGTGATTATGATACAAAAATAAATGGAATGACTTTTGATACAGAAGGCACTTATGATGCAAAGCCGGCCATGATGATTACCAGAAGCAGACCGTCGACCATATAATTTCTGTTTACAACGGCGGTTCAAGCGAGGATTCTAATTTACAGACTTTATGCCGTAGATGTAATTCGGGTAAGCCACATAATAACTAACCCATTGTCGTTTTACCTCACGAATTCTAAAGATACCTCTTATATACTGTCATATCACTCGTAAAATTAGCTGTTCATTTCTGAAATGGAAAAATGAAAAAATAACAAAGTTCGGTTGGAGTTTCTGTTAACAGAAATAAAATACTTAGGCATAATGTTTAGAGTTTCTGCCCTACAATAACCCCACTCAACTGACTCCCAGCGGGGTTTCTGTGACAAAACTGCAACATTAAGTACACAAATAATACTAAACTAAACTAGATCATTAAGAGAATATATAAGAGAACAAACGGAAATGATTTTATGATCCCTGAAAGATTTCCTCTACCTCAAAAAGTTTTGTTCCCTCATCAGCAAATCAACGAGGACCAAAGGATTCTTCTTCATCCTGGCTATAAATTCTTCATCTGCGATAACTGCATGACCAGATTCGTTAAGGCAGCTCTACAGATTGGCGAGAAGCCGGGTACGGTGTTCTGCTGCGGGGCCAAGCCGTGCATGAAGGCCACCGGGGAGTATGAGAGGTTTGTTAGTAACTCAGGTTAAAAACAGAATTAAGTCAATAAATTGTAACCGGTGCTCGGGGAGAATGTTCCGCGAGGCTAACGGAGATTACGTTTGTATTAACTGCGGCCACTTGATTTATCGAGATAAGCCGCTTGCTATAGGGAGAGTGAAGGGTAGTGCGACAAGGTAGTTTGTCATACCGAGGAGTCAAAATAGATGCAGGAAGCATTAAATCAGAGGCAGGAAAGGTTTTGCATAGAGTACTTGAAGACTGGGGATCAGACTCAATCGGCTATTGTGGCCGGTTACAAGGAATCGTCTGCCTCAACCCAGTCCTGCATTATGATGAAGAGACCAGAGATAAAAGCCCGGATAGAGCAGTTACGAGGCAAGGTCGAGAAGAAGACGGTTGACAGAATAGTCATGGACGTTAACAGGAGAAAAGAGCGGTTATCCTCGATTGCGGATAAGGAAGGGCCGGCCTCGGCAGACCAGATAGCAATTAAAGCCATTAACGAATTAAACAAGATGGAGGGAGCACACTCGCCGGCTCAGGTACAGGTTACAGGTGCCAATGGCGGGCCGGTAGAGTTACAAGTCGATGCCAAAGGAAAACTCATTAGCATGCTCAATAGCCTCGCTTCCCGAGAATCTGAGAGCGGAAGCGATACAGAACCTTAGCGACCAAGAAGCAGAGAGTTTGTTGTATGACTGGGAATTCTGGGCCCGACCTAACCAGTTGCCGTTCAGGAGTAGATGGTATGTCTGGTTGCTATTATCTGGCCGTGGCTTTGGGAAGACAAGAGTAGGCTCGGAAATGGTCAGGAAGTGGGCAGGAGAAGGTGAATCACCGATTGCGTTGATTGGACAAACAAAGGCTGATGTAAGAGACACAATGGTTGAAGTAGGAGACAGTTCGATTATCAAAGTATGCCCGCCATGGTTTAAGCCCGAGTATGAGCCATCCAAGAGAAGATTGACATTCCCGAACGGAGCGCAGGCTATTATCTATTCCGGGGACGAACCGGACCAGTTGAGGGGACCGCAGCACAAAAAGTCTTGGATAGATGAGTTAGCCAAGTTCAAGTACCCTCAACAGACCTGGGACAACCTGATGATGGGGTTAAGGATCGGTGAGAATCCGCAGGCAGTAGTGACTACCACGCCCAGGCCGATAAAGATTATCAAAGACCTGGTACAGGACAGAAGGACACTTACCACAAGAGGGCATACCCTGGACAACAAAGCGAACCTGGCACCGGAGTTCCTGTCTTATATCATGAGCAAGTATGAAGGGACTAAGTTAGGCAGACAGGAGTTAGCAGGGGAGATTCTAGACAGTTTAGAAGGCTTGGTTTACGATTGCTTAGACGCTGATACGTGTGTTATCCCCAGGTTTGCCATCCCCGGTGAGTGGCCCCGGTACACTGGACATGATTTCGGATTAAACAATACGGCTGCGGTTTGGTATGCGGTAGAGCCGGCAACGGGATTTATTTACCTGTACAGGACTTACAAGGGCGGTGGTAGCTTATCGGAACATGCGGCTGAGTTCAAAGAGTTGAGTAAAGGTGAGGTAATCAGAAGGAAGGCCGGGGGTAGTCACCAAGAACAGGAGATAAGGGACGGGTATTCGATAGCAGGTTGGCACATAGCGGAGCCGGGGATAAGAGGCGTTGAGGCACAAATTGACAGGGTGTATGCCTTGCACAAGCAGAATCTGTTATATATATTTAATGACCTGCACGATTACCTCGATGAGAAGATGAGCTTCAGTTGGGAAGTGGACGATGATGATAACCTGACCCGCAAGATACACAATGAGGCTACGTATCACCTGATGGCAGCGGAGAGATATATCCTGTGTGACTTCAAGCCGGTTAACGTAGAGAGGGAGAAGCAGGAGAATAAGCTACATGTTACTTAGCAATAATGACACAATTAAGAAGGTAATCCAATGCCGATAGAGTTCACCAGGTGAGTAGCTGATGGCGGTAGGGTTCTTACCGAAAAGCCTAACAAGGAGACTTATTTACACGTCTGCTACCCGAAGGGTGGGGGTAAGCCTGTCCGTGGTGAGGTAAAGCACGTCAAGGAGAAGAAGTGAAATACGTTTACCGCTGTGACAACTGTCACGTAGACACAGAGATAGACAAACCGATGGCAGAAGCCAGCCGTGAAGAACGATGCACCTGTGGACAGACCTTGAGACGCAGATATACTCCCTTTGGATGGTACTGGGGGAAGAGCTGTTGGGACTTCAGCAACGAGGGGTGGGGAGACGAAGTAGTACATAACTTTTAGGAGTGCCTTATGACACTGAGCAGTAAACCGGAAGATGAAGTAAAGAAAGCCACCGAGTTAGAATCAGCAACAACTGACCTGCGGGACCGGTGGGATGAAGACTTTGCTAAGTTCCGCCTTGACAGTGACCAGTACAAGATACCCGAAGCGGAAGGGGAATGGGATACCTTTATTACTAACCGAGCAGCCTCGGAAGGTAACAAGATAATAGATGTCCTCTCCTTTGCCCGGTGTAAACTGTGGATTCCATTAGCCGATGAAACTGCAAAGAACCGCAAATCCCTCACCGCCACTGAGCAACTGGCCATCGGGTGTATCGACCTGGCTGATTCCCTTATCGAGGACATACCTGAAGGGGTGGACATTCAATCATCGTTAGTCTTCTACCGGGTTATCAGGGGATGGTCGGCTCAAAGGGTAATGATTTACAAGGATGGGGATAAAGTAATCCCTGATATAGCCGTCTGGGACCCGCGTAACACCTTCTGGATGACAGGTAGAAATAGACTGGTATGGGCTTGCTATCGGCGGTATGCTACCAAAGACCAGGTTGAAGACGAATACCCCGGCTGGAACGGTACTGTAGGAGATAACGGCGTGATCACTATCTATAACGTCCTCTCCCCTACTCAGGAAGGCGTAATTATAGGCAATGAGTATGTCAAACCACCTACCGACCACGGGCTTGACTACGTTCCTGTCAGGATTAAGGCGGGCAGGTCTACCCCACTGGTACATGATGAGAAGAATACAGACAATATCAAGATGGTGGGGGAATCTTACCTAGCTAATAATCGTAATATGTTAAAAATTGAGAGCCGGTTGCTGTCATATCATTTGACCAGGGCGGGACAACTGGCGAAATCGCCTAGAGTAGTTGAATTTAATGGTGAGTTGTCCGAGGGGAAACCGCCAGCTTCATTCACCAAAGACCCATATATCAAAGGACGGACGCTTTATCTTGATACCTCTAAAGGGCAGAAGTTGGCAGAGAATCTTGTACCGCCCAAAGGTAGTGAGATTGAGAGTGCTCTAGCCATCACAGTAGGGTTGGAGAGTATAGGCGGGTTGTCACCGGTAGCTTACGGGCAGATTAACCAGGCATTGCCGGCCCAGGGGATAGATATGCTCACTCACGCCACTATGGACGTGGTAAAGCCCTACAAACGTGGGGTAGAGCGGGATATGATATGGATTGCCGAAGAGCTAGTCAGGCAGTATGCCAATGGGGACTTCGGCACAATGGAACTGGAGGGCTACGACAAGAGTAGTAATAAGTTCAAGGCCAAGATATCACCCAAGAACATAGATAGCAACTGGCGGTTCGAGTGCGACCTGATACCCGACCTGCTTAGAGATAAGAACATGAATATCGGTATGGCAGCTCAGGCGGTAATGAGTAAACTAATGTCCAAACAGACAGCACGTGACCAGTTCAACCTGGTTGAAGATACCGACCTGGAGCAGGAGAAGATAGACCGCGAAGATGCCGAGCAGATAGCACAGGTTAAATTATGGAAGATGTTAGTCGGGCTCGTTAAAGACGGGAATATGCTCGAAGCCCAGATAGTACTTAATACAATTATGTCTATGGCACAGCCGAGCGGTCCGCAAGGGCCAGGGGGATCGCCGCCGGGTGGTGGCGCTCCAGTAAGGGGAATAAACAGGCCGGTGCAACCAGGAGCTACTAACAGGGCTATACAGGTGCCCCCTGAGATAAGCAACGCAGCCAGATTACACAGTATCGGGTTGGTGGCAGGTAATGAGTAACGGTGACGGAAAGAAAAAAGTTGGAGTAGGCCACCTGGAGAAAGCAATCGATGTCACGCCTAAGCTTGATTACTGGTTGAGGGGACCGCATGAATATTCTATCTCTCCGAGTGGTAAAAGATTCCTCGACATCGACCTCAAAACATTAGGGCCAGAACTTATCGACCTCTCTACAGAGGAAACAACTGCGACAGAAAGCACTAAACAGAGGGCTAGGAGACAGGGTTGGTATGCCCCAGACCCGGAAGGCTTTTACACCTACTGGCTCGGCTATTCTCCGCAGTATGAAGAAGAGGAACGCTGGATAATTGACTATATTGAGAGGACCGGGCAATTACCCACCATGAGACAGTCTATTGATTGGAAGAGTGGGCAGGATACAACAAGGTGGACATACCATCCTGAGAGCCTTATGGGGCAACTCGGATTCCGTACTGAAAAAGAGTATTTTGCTGCGGAGGGATACGGATTACAACCTGGTATAGATTACCCTCTGTCTGAAAACTATCAAGGGTTGCGTGGCCCGCACGAATACACCTACAAGGGGGGGGGACCCACTAGCCAACCTTTTACCTTTGAAACGGCGCTCCAGAACGCAGACCCGTATGAGATTTATAGTTACCAACTTCAGGATTACCTTAACCAACAGCAGACGGTTGACTATGAGCAGGTACAGGGGATAAGAACTCAGGCTCAAAAGGTGATTGATGATTTCAACGGGACAAAGGCTATTTTAGACAGGAATCTTGGGAACGGTTCGATAAACCAGAATCAGTATGATTTCTCCTTGAACATGTATAACACCGATGCCGATAATAAACTGGCAACCTTGGACCAGCAGATGAGCCGGTTTATGACTCCCGGTAAATATCAAGAGATAATGGACGATGCGAAGTATAAGATGAACCTCGGTTGGGATGTTAGCGGATTGCCTTTCTATAAAGAGGTCGGGGGTTTACAGAGCGGTCCCCTTATCTCTGCCTGGGTTCAAAAGGCGAAGGCACAGTATGAGGCGACTAGGGAGCGGTCACTGCAAATGGCACAGCGTGTACCCCTTAAAGCGGTGAAAGAATCGGCTACTACAGGCAACGAGCAAAACGACTTTGCTGCTTATGTCGATAGATTAAACTTGGCCGAGCCACTTAAAAACTGGATGTTCAATAACTTCGGGACTCTTTACAGTCAGTGGATGGCTGAGAGCCCTATGATTCCCTTTATAACCTGGTTACAAAAATACTTAGCGAGGTAATCAAAGGAGGGGGTAAAATGCCTCAACAAATTTATTACAGTCAACCATACGGACAACACGGAGTGGGGCAGGACTTTTTAAGAAGTAATCCTAGAGCAACTTTCCAAAGTTTTTTGCCAGAGCTCAGTATGCCGATGCGTAGGCATTACGGGTATCGCTATGACGACCTCTACGGTCAATACCTGGGGCAGTTAGGGCAGGAGATTAGGTCTAGTGGGGACTTGCCGTCACTACAGTTTCAGGATTTCCTGGGGAATTACCCCTGGCTTCAGGAATACATGGGGATAGCTCCGAGGGCACGTGGCTCTTATCAGAACAGATACGCACCCCGCGCAAGATTTTTGAATTTCTAGGAGATTTATGGCATCGAGAGATTTCATTTCAACTATTCTGGAAGAACAGAACGAGCGCCGGAGTTCTCTGCGGGGTTGGAGAAAGAAATACCCCTGGCTGAATATTGATGCAGATGAGCCTCCACTACCCCCAGTTGAGCCTCCAGAAGAACCGCCTTTAGAGCCTCCGATTGAACCCCCGGGGTATGGTACTTACCCAGTGGGTGTGGATTACGGGCTCACTTGGCTGAATATTGATGCAGAGGGGTATGGTACTTACCCAGTGGGTGTGGATTACGGGCTCACTCGTAAAATCCCTCGTTCACCTGAAGAAATCAACAAGGCATTAAGGACAACCAGGGGTGTATCAATATGGGAGTATGCCGCAGTAGCTAGTCCTGAAGAAAGAGAAGTTTTGGCTCGCAGAGATTTCGCAGCCTTTACTTTAATCCCTACAGAACAACGTGGTGATGTAAAACATGGGGAAAGAATATCACTATATGAGACTAAAGAGGGCGAAACCCGTGTAAGAATTAGTGGCGAGCCATCATCCATAGTGGAAAAGGTGGCCTTGTCTCAGGCAGGTGAGTTCCCCATAGAAAAATTACCCCAACCAGTTAGAGCATTGCGCGAGGCTGGCGAGGTGGCTGTAGAGGCTGCTGGAGCACCTTTATTCCATGTTGCGGGTGTGGGTATATCTGCTGGAGATATAGCAGCAGTAGCCATGATAGCCTTCGGTATTTATCAGGCAGGTAGTGCCGGTTGGAATATGCTCCTTGACAAGGTATTAAAGAAACCAGGGGACTTGAACTTACTCGGTAGGAAATTGACTGAAGCTGCTTTGAATAGAAACCTTAATCTCTGGCAAAGACAGCGTGGGATAAAGATACCAGCAGCAACCAAAAAGGAATTTATCAATAAATACCTTGAAGATATGGCTGCTTCGTGGGCACGCAATGTAGCAGGGTATGGGAAGGCAATAAACCCACAGGCACTTCAAATCGCTACTCAGAATACTTATGCTGCGACTGCCACCGCTGTCAACAGGGAGATTGAGGCGCTTATCCCCAGAGGCACACAGACTGGGGCTTTGGCTTTTGGGGGAATTCCGCCCGAAAGAGGCATTCCAACCATTCAGTCAGTAGTTGCGAAGATAGTAGCCAATCAGCCCCT